CCCGTTTACTTCATCATGCACAAATACTCCATTTACTTGCAAATGCTCAGGTGTGCTCCCGTATCTTCTACCATATCCTATTATGCTATCGCTATAATCCGAATTATGTGTAAAATAATCATTTGCGCTTGCTGAGCCTAAAGCTGCATTAGTTTCAATTCCTTGAAATAATCTTGAAGTTTCAGAAGTACCTAATAATAAAGAATTATCATTATCATATAGGTAATCACCTTGTGAGTCTTGTAGTATTGATTGAGAAGGTCTTGATGTTTGATTTGTGGGATATATAATTCTTTCTAATCCATTATCATCAATCCAAGAAAGCTTTACATAATTTACATAATCCTGGGGCATTGGTACTACCAGCGTAGAGGGTATTTGCACTTCTTGTATTTTTTCAACCCTTGTAATATCATAACTAAATTCTTGTATGGCTCTTTTTGCATGAAATAAAACGTCTTGCTTTCTAGCGTGGTCAATTATTTTACCATCCCCTATATATGATATTATAAAATTATTTATTATATCTGCAAGAGGAATATATCTATAATTCCCTGTATTTGGGCTATCAAGTAGAATTTTAATAGCAGCATTATTTGCAGGTGCTGTTGTAAATGTAACAACCCCTGTTGAGCTATTATAAGAATGTAAATCATTATCAATTTCATCTCCATTTATAAATACTCTAAATTCAGACTCGGCTGAGGGAAGCGGGATAAATGTTAAAGTAAAAGTTGTATTAGACCCATCTCCTGTAAATAGCTGATGCCCTTCGTAATATTCTCTAGCTGTTTGTGTTATTAGTCCCATTTATTAAGAATTTTCTTGATTTATTTTTTGAATTTCTTCTTGTTTAGCCACCTGAACAACATTAGGATCTTTTATGGTAACCCCTGCTAAAAGCAGTATTTTTGTAATTAATGCAACTTCTTCAGAATCGTGCAATGAAAAATCAATTGAACTCGCGCTTGAATATTGCATATCGCCATAAGTACCCCCTGTAGTAAAAGCCCAATTTGGATCAATTGGTTTATAAATATAATCTATTGTAGCTGTAGATACCGTAGAAGGCAATATATAAATATTAGCCCCTTGTTTATAATATATTGGGTATGAAGTACTTGGTGTTGTAAGTTTTGATGAAGTTATATATGGTAAATCTGATTTTTGAATTTCTTCAACCTCTATAGCTCTTGAGCCTGTGCTTATCATTAAGCATTTATATAAATTCGCAGGAGTCGAAGCTATTCCATTTGAAAAATTTAATGTTGTAGATGTTGAAAATACGTCAATTTTTTCTTTAGCTAATTTTGCAAGGTTCGCATATTCATCATTAATGCTCCCTGTTTCTTTTCTTGTTAAGTAGCGATTATAATCTAAAAAAGCCTTTTCTAATAAATCAAGTTGAGCCATTCTGGCAAACCTATTATATTGATCCGGCGTTAAAAATCCTCGTTGCTCTCTATTTAATAGTGATAGAACGGTTCTATAAACAGTATTTACATTAATGGCCATATTATATCTTTTATAGCCGTTGGCCCCGAAGGGCCTTAGCTATTATTAATTATTTTAATCTTTTTTCAATTGCATCATACACATCTACTCCTTCATCTGTTTTAAAGAATTGTGTAAGTGCTGAATATGGGTTTTCTTCATATGGGACAGTAACTAATTTTTTATTAGTTGAAGCCCAAGTAAAAGTTCTTTGATCATCAGATAATTTTATAATACCTGCCTCAACAGCTCTAATACCCATATTTCTAATATTTATATTTTCGTCATTTGCTAATTCTAAGAACAAAACTGGATTTTGCTTAGCCATTTTAATCAAATCACGTTTAAGCTCACTAGAGCTCATCTTAGATGCTTTAGAACCAGCCTCAACACGTACTATTGCCTCCATATGATCAATATCCATGCTCATTGCTAAATTTAAAGCTTCAACTTCTAATTCAATCATATCCAGCTCATTTTCTGCATTTGCTTCTGAATCAAATTCAAAAAATAATGCATTTCTTTGAGGATGATATAATGATAAAAGTTTTTGTAGTGTTTGTTTTTCTTTTGGAACATTTAAAGTCCCATCTGTAAATGTAATGTGTGCTAATTGAGCGTCACCTTTAAATTCATCTACAAAAGGTGTTCTTTGATTTACAGTATATTTAAGTTCTCTCTCATATCCTTTTTCTTCATCAAAATAATATATGTTAGAACTTTTAATAGTATATGTTAATGGTGCTAAACCATCTTTTAACGCATATACCCTATCCTTTATTACCCATCCTGTATCTTTTTCTTTTTTTACAGTTTTAGGTGTTTCTTTTATAATTGTTTCAACAGGTGCTTCAGCCACTGCGTTTTCTGTGCTCTTTTGAGCTGTTGCTTTTTTTGCCATAATATAATATAATATAAGTTAATAAAAAGTAAAGCTAGGGCGATAAAACACGCCCTGCTCTACTGTAAAAAATTAAGAAGTTAATAACATAAAGTTGTTAGCACCTTGTGTAATTAAACATCTTTCTGATAGGTAGTGAACCTCCATTGCGTCTAGATCAGAACTGAAGTTTCCTCCAACTGAACCAGTTGTCCAAGATTTCATTTTTCTATCATCAGCTTGTGAAGCTCTATATCTAACGTGTAAGAAAGGTCTCTTAATGTTTTTACCAAGAATTTGGTCATAAACAGTAGAAGTACCAGCTGGTACAATTACCCCTCTAATATCGTTTTCAATAATACCTCTTGTTGAGCCGTCATTTAAGTATTTCCAGTCTGTTTTGTAGAAGTCGTAAGAACCTCTTCTAAAACCAGAGAAACCTAAATTAAGTGCCATATCTTCGCTGTTTGAGAAAACACCGTAAGATGTACCACCTGAACCATAAGAATTTTGTGCTGCTAGCATGTCATCAATTGCTAATGAAACATCTCTATTAATGAATAACATATTTTCTTCAATAGCACCTTGTGCATCGAATTTTTTAAGTATTTCATCAAATGAGCCTAAATCATCTGCTGTTGAAGAACCCGCAATACCTGTTGTAACGTGACCTCTTGCAGTTACTGCTGCAAAAAGACCTTCTGTACCTGCTGTGTCATCAGCCGCTGCAGTTCCTAAAATAGAATCTACACCACCTGTTGCTTTAGCAAATTCACCTTCAACCATTGCCATTTCAAGGTTATCTTCAAATCTTTGTCTTGTGTCACCTTCAGCTTTTAAGTACCATAAGTAACCAGTTTGACCTTGTTCTCCTGTTACTTCAACCCAACCAATTTGAGAAGCGTCAGATCCTGATACTTCGTATTTATCTTTAATGATAATTGGTTTGTTAGTTAAAGAAGCAAAAGAAGGTTGAACTGAATTAGTCATACCTGCTGTTCCTTTTTTGAATTCAGAACCAAAAACGAAGAAATCACAAGTATTTGCTGCGTTGTCAGTTGCTGTATCAAATCCTGTTACTGCACCAACTGTTGCGCCTCCTGAATAAGGAATAACTGTTAATGTAGTGTTGTCACTTGCAATTGCCGACACATACGCTTTAATAACAGTTGGAGTAGCTTGATTGTCACTAAGAACAATAGTTTGTCCAACTCTTACTGCGTGAGTTCCTGCACTTGCAATTGTAATTACACCGGCGTCTGTTACTGCTGCGCCTTTGTAATGTAAATGTAGTCTGCCTTGCTCTGACCAAACAACTTGATCTGAAGTCATAGGCATTTCAGCACCTACCATTCTTAAGAAAGAAGCAACTGATCTGTTTCCAAATACTTCTACTTCTTGCTCATATAAATCTGGTAAATACTGCTGAGACCAATCATTAGAACCACCTGTGAATGATAGGTAGTTTGATGATAGAGTTTGTTTAACTGGAGCTGGAGTAGAATTTAAACTACCACCAGCTACAGGAGTTACTGCTGCCATTTTAATTTATATTTTTAATTATTATTACTTTTTAAGTTTTATACGTAGTTTTGAACTATCGTCACCGGATATTGCTCTTACTTTTATACCACCTGATTCAACAACGCCTGAACTTGTTTGTCTTGGGTCCATATTTATATTTTTGGATTCAGACGAAATTTGTTTTATGGCTTCTGTTTTACCAAGCTGATAAAAATGATTTGCAATATTATCGGCGTTTTTAGCGGCAAATAATGCTTTATGATAACCATACCCATCACTTAGTTTATTATTATCATCGAGGTAACTACCTACAATATTCATAATATCCATTTGAGTATTTTTAACATTTTCAACATCTTTAAGATTATACCTAAATTTTTTATCATTAACTTTGAAATCAAAACCTTTGAATTCTTGATTAAAAACCTCGTTGGTTTTCATCTTAAATTGATTTGTCGCTTGTGTTTGTTGTTGAGCAATTTCTTGTTGCTCAGTATTGTATCTATTAAAGAAGTCAATAGCTTTTTGTTGCTCTTTGCTTAAACTACCGTTTATTTTTACCTCTTTATAGTATTTATTTTTTTGTCCTTCAAGATATTCTTTTGCTTCAGCTATTTGCTCCTTATAAGCAACTTGCTTTCTTTTTATTTCTTTAGGATCATCTACTTCTTCGTCATATGAAAATCTATCTTCTATTAAAAAATTTATTTCCTCTGAATCTAAGTGAGGTTTTGTTTTATTATAATATTCTTTAATAATTTGATTATTATCATATGAGGCATAATCTTTATTTAAATTTACAAAATCTTCTACTGTGCCACCTGTTTCATTCATAAATTGTATTAGATCATGTATATTATCTGGTATATTTACTTCATCGTATTTTTCAACTTCAGGAGTAATTTTTTCTTCTTCTATTTTTTCCTCTACTTTTTCTTTAGGTTCTTCCTTAGCTTCTTCTTCAATTACTTCTTCTAAAGTCAGCTGATTTTCTTCTTGCTGTACTTCTTGCAATTCCACTTCGGCTTCTTCCCCTGCTTTTTCATCCGTGCCGCTTCCGCGTAACACGCTTTCATCTGTGCTTTGTTCTTGAACGGCATCTGTTTCTTTTTTTAAAGGTTGCCTTAAATCTACTTTGGTAACAGTATCATTACCAGTATCAGCACCTATTTTTTTAAGTACTTTTGTTTCTTTTTCAGCTATAGATGGATTTTCTTCCTCTACAACTTTTGCTTTTATTTCTTCTGACATAATATAATATAATTAATTAACTTTATTTAAGGTTAAAGTTTTTTACCTTGGTTCAAATTGTTCTAAACCGAATCCGCCTAATGTATCAAATCCTGATGATTCAAAATCTTTTGGAGGCGTATTGTTTTTTCTTTGTTCTATAAGCTCGGACTGCTGTGAAGCTTGGATTTTAGTTCTTTTATCTTTTCTATCTTCACGGTACTTTTCTTTATCATTAATTACTCGTAAATCCATTTCTTTAAGCTTTACGTTTAGCTGAAACTCATGCAGCATAAGCTCTTTTTTAATTGCAGCTTCTCTTTCTAATTTTTGTATATCAAACTGAACTTGAGCTTGATTCATTTTAACTTTATTTTCGGTTAAAACAGTATTTTTTTGAATGTCTACTGCCGCCGCTGCTTCTGCTGATTTCGCATTAGATTCAGATTGTAATTCTATATTTCTTGCGGCTATAGCTTGATCTTGTTCTAATTTTTTTCTTCTTCTTACTTTTAATAATTCATTAGCGAGCTTTAAATTTTTTACATTTCTAATATCAATTGCATCTTCTAAATTTATTTGATCTTTTTGTAATGATGCTTGTATATTATTTTCAAGAAGTTGTTTTTCTTCTTCATCAGGAGTTAGCTCTAAAAATATACCAAAATCATGAAGATGTAACTCCGCTACTTCTTTTAAATTAGCTACATTAAATCTTCCTAATGAATTTATAAATGAGTTGTTTGTATTTCCGTATTCTAATACATCTGATATTCTTAAAGAAATAGCTTCTGCTGTTTTAAGAGTAAGGTATAATCCACCTTGTAAAACGTGTCTTGTTGCTGTATTAGAATTTGCTGCTGCAATTTTTTGTAATCCTACTAATGCGTTTTTATCAGGTGTTGAGCCATCTCTTGCTTCATTTAAACCTGTTACATCTCGCATATTTTGTAAATAATAATTATATGCAGTAATTAATGAATTAATTTTTGCTCCTCCGCTATTTGTTTGCAGCTCTTGTATTGGTACTCTTCCATTATTAAATTCACCATCTTGCGTCATTGATCTACCAATTACAGAACCTGTTTGGAAATACATATTTAACGCTTCTTGCGGATTATAATTTGTTCCATTACCTAAATCTACTTCCGCTATACCATCTGCATCTAAAAATACACCGTCTGGAACCATTCTAGCTAATACTTGTTGTAGCTTTAAATGCGTTAATTGAATCATATCAGCAAATGTTGTCATTCTACTAACAAGTGATTCTAATCTTCCTTTATATACTCTAGGCGCTACAATATTATATGACATTTCAACTTTTGTAGTATCAGACTTAGGTCTTGTCATATTTTCAGCAAGCTTCCATTCTAATAAATTTTGGCTACCTATTATTTTTGCACCAGTATATAAAACTTCAATTGCTCTATTTACTTTTTCAAATCTAGCTCTTTGATCTGCAGGAGGATTAAAACTGTCATCTTTTTTAATTGCTTTTTTACCGCCTGATACAGTATTTTTAATTTTATAAATTTGATTTTTGTAAGTTTTATATTCAAAATATAATACATACACAAATCCTTCATCATCGCCGTCTATTGCACCATATGATTTATTATATAATAAATGACCCGATCCTAACCCATTTTTTTCTATCGTAGCAATTTCGTCATCTGTAATATTAGGATATTGTTTTTTAAGTTCAACAATGCTTATTTTTTTAATTTCACCCACATAATATAAATCATCAAAATATGGAGATTCTGTAAAAGAATAAACAATATCAGCAGGATCAACATAATTAATTTTAATTCCTTCTGATTTATTAAAACCGTTTCTTACACAAGCCATTCCAATAACAGCTATATCATAGTCAAGCCTTTTCTTTATTAATTCATACTTGTTTTTGTCTAAAACATTATTAATAGCTTCTTCTTGAGCAATTTCAATACCTTGCTTATATTCCATTTGCATGTGAACACCCAGTTCATTTTCATCCATTGGAAGCTTTGTAGGATCTGTTTTAAAAGTATCAATACCTAAAGTACCTTTTATTTCTTCAATATATTCTTTAGCCTGCATATCTCTTAAAATATTATCCATATAATCTGTTCTTTTCTTAACAGAAGATGGATCTTGAGAATATGCTTTTATATCATACATTCTTTCAGCAATACCATTTACTACTATATCTACAAATTTTGGTATAATAGGTACAGGTTTCCAATCTAAATTTAAATATGATAAATCACCATTTATAGATAATTCATCTTTATATTTTTGTATTGACTGCTCTCCTCTTGCATAAAGTCTTAACCTATGAAAATTTTCTCTATTTGATTGATATCTTGATGTACCAGAATCTCTTTTAAACCATTCTGATTCAATAGCTATTCCAACTTTAGTTCCATACTCTAAACTTGCTTTCTCTGCGTCAGATACTGCTTGACTAGGAAATAATCCTGTTGGGTGTGTTTTTGCCATTTACTTTAATATTTTGGATATTACTCCTTTATTACTATATTTTTTAAAACCAAATTCTAGTTTTTTAGTTGTTCTAATTGCAGCTGGTGCATACATATTTTTATTACACGCCATAATTGCTAGTCCTGAGCTAATAGCCGCATCAAATTTTGTTCTTTTGTTTATATCAAAACCAGCCCAATCATTTAATGTTTTATTAAAATATAAATCACCATATGAACCATCTTCTTTTAATCCTACATATTTATCAATATATGATTCAATTGCGGCTGCGTGTGCTTGCCTAATATCTTCAGATGAGTTTGGTATTCCACCTATTTCTCTTTCTGCTACAGATAATTTATTATAAAGTTTGTCAGGTCTATTCATTGAATAACCCCTATATCCTCTTCTTTTTAAATAATAAAGAAGTCTTGGTTTGTTATTTTCTGCAAGTAGTGGCATTCCATAAAATACTAACGCCATAAGCACATCTTCAAAAAACATTTCAGCTGTTTGAGGTCTTGCAATATATTCTAAAAAAAATGAATTAGAGGGAGCTTCATCTAAGCTAAATTTTGTTAACCCATGTAAAGATCCTTTTGAACCTTGTCCATCAGTTGTACCTGATATATCATAACTATCACATCCAAATGCTCCTATATGATCATTGGCTGGATATTTTAAACCATTTTTTAATGCTATTCTATTTTGCATATAAACAGGAGGAACCCAAGTTATATTAAATCTCCCACTGTTGTTTGGCATAAATAATACCTTTGTATCTTTTACACCATTTTCCCATACAAAATTTCCTTTGGCTATAAATTTATTTTTATTAATATCGCCATTATAATCTATTTGCTCGTATATTTTCTGTAAATTAAATATACTGTTTTTTGTTTCATCTCTGAAAGCGTGTTCTTCTGTACGCGGAAACTGTCTATAAAATTCATTTAAACCGTCTTGGTCATTTCTTAAACCGTCTGCTTCATTATCCCAATGCTCTATGATTCCAATATCGATTGGATCCCCATATGGTCCTTCAACCGGAGATTCGGGCGTATCGAATACAGGTAATCCATAAGAATCAATGAATCCTTCGTAGTTCCATTCCATAGGTATGAACAAACTATATAGTCCTGAGCTAGTTTGTCCATTTCGGTTTCTTTTTGTAACGTCTGAGCCATTGTATAATTTTTTAAAGTTATCACCTCCTTTATCTAGTGCATTTGATGTTGATCCCATCATACACTTTCCTATAATTCTACTTCCTAATCTCAACGTTGTTTTTGTAACACGCCAGTTGTTTAATATATTATCTGGTCTTTCCCATTTACCAGATTCATCGTGAACAAGTAATTTTAACTTTTCACCATCATAAGAGTTGTCCCCTGTGTTTTTCCAATCTATTGTTGTATCGAGCCCTTCAAGACTTTCCCTTTGGTTGGCCCCGGTTGCACTGATGGATTTCCTTGTGAGTTTGGATGCAGGTACTCTATACGCAAGTTCGGTTTTGGGTCTATCCATTCCATCTTGTATCGGTTTAAAGAAGAACGGGTAGTGTACGGATATTGGGACGACCTTATCTGTAAACATCTTCTTTGCATCAGCACCAGTCTTTGATAGTATTCCGAATCTAGCATCGGAACTGATAGTAGCTTGATTAACTGTTTCTGCGGACGACATGAAACTAAATCCAGACCGTCTGTTTTTAAGATAGCATATTCCATAACATCTTTTATCTGCCTTACATGCTTCCCAGAATATGAAGAATAATCTGTTTGCTTCTCTAAACTCTGGCTGCCCAACATCAATCTTGGACCACTGCAAGTACATATAATGAGAACCAGTAATATAAGTGCTACCACCTTTGTTGCAAAACCAAAAGCCTTTTTCGCGTCTGGTAAATTCTCTATCAATGTACGCATGCCACTTTTCTTTAAACTCAGTTGGATATGTTTGCCAGTCGAATATGGTTTTAATGTTTTTTAATTCTTTTGGATATTCTTCAGGTGTCCACTTATCATATTTGCTATACACGTTTTCTTCAAGCGGCAAAGCAATCTTTAGATTTTGTATTTCATATATATCACCTATCTTACCTGACTTACTAATAACAACAACATCGTGTTCTGCATTATACCCATACTTCCAAGCTTTCCTTTTATTTAGCCTATGTATTGTTGTTCGTTTAATTGGTTCAACAATTTTATACAAAGTTTGTTGATAACCCATTACCTAGACCTTTTTTCTGCAAAACCGCTAAAAGCTTCTTTTTTGTTTTCTATTGGTTTATTATTTAGCATGGCTTCTTCCCCTTGTATTCTATTTAATATTTCAAATGCATCAAATATAGCCAACTTTTTTGTAGCTGCTGCGTTTTTTAATCTATCAGCTGAAACATCATCATCGGTCTCAACTATAGGCTCTTTAGCAACTTTAACAAGTTCATCAACTGCTCTATATCCAGCTTGGATTATACTCTGCTTCTTCTTTTTTATATCCATAATTAATAGATATTTCTTTTGTCATTATTCTATATAGCTTTTCATCGTTTATAATAAACTCATATTCACTATAAGGAGTAAATCCGATTTTTTGATTTAATTTAACAATATTTGAATTATCTATATATTTTACAATCCCTGTCAATGGTTTTTCTTTATCAGTAGAAAATTGATTTTGATTAAGCAATGGTTTTACAAAACAAAATCCTTCACTCGCTTTCCAATCTTTTTTATGCTTGTATAAAAATATTTGATTAGGTTCGCAAAAATATAAATTATTTTTAAAATAGCTTTTGCTATTTCTTTCAATACCCCTAACATCATACCATCTTCTAAATATATTATGATGCACAATAATAGTATCTCCTTTCTTAATATTTGTATTACATATAATAGGTGTTTCGCAAACTATAGCTTCTCTGCTTATAAATTTGTGATCAGATATATCTGTATTTAAAATTAATTCTGTATCACCTATTTTTTTCTTATTATTGTATCTATTATTTTTGGGTTTTATTAAATATGCGTATAAGGGTTTCATTAATATTCTAAATTATATTCTACGCTTATAGCCATATTTTTATTAAAACTTTTCCAAGGAAGTATATCGTTTTTCTTTTTTATATATATAGAATACTTTTCTTTATCTTCTATTATATCGCTTATAATATGCCCGCCATATACTTCTTGCCCAACAGCATAATGCATTGCGTCAGTTTTGTAATCTTTACCAACACTAATTTTTCTTATCAATTTGCTCATCTGCTTCTTCTATTTTTTTAATGCTACCATCGTTTACATCAATACTAACACCCCCATAAACTTCTTTAAGAGCTAACTGTAAAGTTTTTAATTCTGTTTTTGCAACATCATAAGATTGTAATACTTTGCTTTTTTCAATCTCTAATGCTCCTAATTTATATTGAAGATTATTTATATTAATAACTTTAGCCTGAAGGTCTTCAAGCTCCTCTTTCTTAATTTTATTTTTTGCCATTTTATTTAATTTATTGAATTTGATTTAATTATATTTTTTATATATTAC